GTCCTAGAGATAAATCTGATTTTGCTAGAGGATTTGTTCCTAAGAAAAAAGATGTATCTGATTTCGCAGTAAATACTAAAACAAAAAAAGTTAAAAAAGTATCTGCAAATGGGAATAAAACTAAAACAACTAAAACATCAAAACCTAAAGTCGTTACACCTAAAATGATTAAGGATGCAGGTTTTACTACATTAAGAGACTATTTAAATTTTAAACAAGGTAAAACTCGTAGAGATGGTAAAAAACCTGTTAGAGTTGGTGATAAAAAAACAGTTACTAATGTTGTAAAACCAAAACTTAAACCTAAAAATCTTGTAAAGAAAAAAACTAATGGTACCAAAGCATCAAAAATGGGTATCAATGGTGCAGCTACCACTGTAAAAAAGAAGACTAATGCTAAAACAGGTTTAGGGTCTAAGGTCATGGCTACAAAGACAAAGAAGACATTTAAAGGCACAAATATAACTCCTACAAAGTCTCAAAGACAACAAATGCGTAAGAGAATGATAGGGTCTACATAATAAATGGCAACTTCAAACTCAAGAGATTTCGACTTAGATGTTGGTGTAATTATAGAAGAAGCTTATGAGCGTTGTGGTCTAGAATTAAGAACTGGATACGATGCTAAAACAGCCAGACGTTCTATGAACCTTATGTTTGCTGATTGGGCAAATCGTGGTTTAAACTTATGGACTGTTACACAAGATACTAAAGCTATAAGCTCTGGCACAGCAACTTATTCCTTTGATGCTACTCATGTCGATCTCTTGGAAGTTGTTTTAAGAAATAGTAATAATACAGATTTCACTCTTACTCAAATGAGTAGAAATGAATACTTAACTATTCCAAACAAAGGAGCTACGGGTCAACCAAGTCAATATTTTTTTGATAGACAAGTAACTCCTACTATAACTTTATGGTCTACACCAGATGATTCTTATACTCTTGTTTATTATTATGTAAGACGTATTCAAGATGCAGATGCTTTAGTTAATACGACTGATGCACCTTTTAGATTTTTGCCGTGTGCAGTCGCTGGTTTAGCTTACTATCTAGCAATGAAAAGAGCACCAGACAGAGTGCAATTATTAAAGGCAGTTTATGAAGAAGAGTTTCAACGAGCAGCCGCTGAAGATGCTAACAGTACACCATTAAAATTGACACCTAATATTTCATACTTGAGGTATTAAAATGGCTAGATATGCAAGTGGTAAAAAATCATGGGGCTACTCAGATAGATCTGGTTTTCGTTATCGTTTGCGAGACATGATAAAAGAATGGAACGGTCTTAAAGTTGGTAGAGATGAATATGAAGAAAAACATCCACAGTTAGAGCCAAACTATCCAGGTCCAGATCCAACAGCTTTGTTTGAGCCGAGACCAGATTCAAGAACTGAAGTGACTGTAGAGAATCTTCTTGTTCTAAATCCTTTTTTATCTGGTAGTTCTGGCAGTGCTGTCATAACAGTTATAGAACCATCACACGGTAGATCAACAAGCGATACTGTTAGATTTAGAGATGCAGAGGGTTTTGATGGATTTACAGCAACTGTTTTGAATAATTCTTCTGGATATGCTATAACAAAAGTAGATGATAACACCTATACGTTTACTGCAAGTAGCGGTACTGCAACCACTGGTGGATTGAGAGGTGGTGGTGGATCGGTTACTGCGGGACCTGTAACATTGGGGACATAAATGAGTTTTACATTTGCAACATTAAAAACGGCTATACAAGATTATACAGACAATAGTGAAACTGTTTTTGTAAATAATATAGATAATTTTATTAAAGCGTCAGAAGAAAAAATACTAAAAAGTGTAGACTTAGACTATTTCAGAAAAAATGCAACAAGTGCATTAACCTCATCAGATGCTTTTCTTACAGTGCCTTCTGATTATTTAGCATCATTTTCTTTACAGATAACTACCTCTGGATCTGAAAGTTTTTTACTACAGAAAGATGTAAATTTTTTAAGAGAATACACACCAGCTTCATCAACAACTGGACTTCCTAAGTATTATGCTAGATTTGATGAAGATAACTTTATATTAGCACCTACACCCAATAGTAATTATACAATACAATTAAACTATTTTTACAGACCTGCTAGTTTAACAGCGGGTGCAGATAGTGGCACAACATGGATTAGTACAAACGCACCTTTTGCTCTACTTTACGGATCTCTTGTGGAGGCTTATACTTTTATGAAAGGTGAGCCAGATGTGATACAAAACTATAACGGATTGTTCACACAATACTTAGAAAGAGTAAAAGATCTTGGAGAAGCAAGAGAAAACACAGATGGTTATAGAGTTGGTCTGCCATCGAGACCGAGAACATAGGAGTAAAAAATGGCAACAGCAAATGCAGCAACCAATTATCTAGAAAGAAGATTGTTACATTATATATTCAAGAATGACTCTCTTAGCTTTTCTTCACCTGGTGATAGTATTTATGTAGGACTTGCAACGGCAGTAAGTGCAGCAGAAACTGGTTCCTTAACAGAGGCAACCTTTACTAACTACGCAAGACAACAAGTTACTGCAGCGAACTGGACAACAATAGGCTCAGACTCAACAGACACACAAACAGCAGTCAATGCAGCTAATATTGAGTTTCCAGCTTCTGGTGGAACAAACAATACGATTACTCATGTGTTTATTGCAGACGCATCTAGTAGTGGTAATATACTTTTTGTTGGAGCATTGGATGCAAGTAAGGCAATAGCAAGTGGTGATATATTTAGAATTAATGCAGGTAACTTAACAATAGAGCTTAAATAATGGCATTAGTATTAAACGATAGAGTAAAAGAAACTACAACCACAACTGGCACTGGTACGCTTACACTAGCTGGTGCAGTTACTGGATTTGAGACTTTTGGTTCTGGAGTTGGTAATTCTAATACAACATACTATGCAGTTACACTACCTGGCACATCAGAGTTTGAGGTAGGATTAGGGACACTAAATGGTGATTCATCTACTTTAGCTAGAACAACAGTTATAAGTAGTTCCAATAGCGATAATGCAGTTAACTTTAGTTCTGGTACAAAAACTATATTTTGTACAATACCAGCATCAAAGTCAGTGTTTTTAGATGCTAGTGGTAACGCATCAGTTGGTGCAGATTTATCTGTAGGAGATGACCTCACAATAGAGGGTGGCTTGATTGATCTTAGATCTAATAGTGGATCTGCATCACAAATTAAATTTTACTGTGAAGTTAGTAATGCTCATGCACAAACATTAACTGCCCAGCCTCACTCTGTTGGTGCATCAAATACTCTAACATTACCAGCAGGTAGTAGTTCAACACTAGTATCAGAATCACATACTCAAACATTAACAAATAAAACTTTGACTGCACCAACTTTAACTGGCACAGCAGTCATGGCAGATCTAGATATATCTGGTGATGTAGATGTAGATGGTACGTTAGAAGCGGATGCAATAACAGTAAACGGAACTGCATTAAACACAGTAATTGCAGGTGTAACAGTTACAAATGCAACTAATGCAACCAACTCATCTCATGTACTTGTAACAGACAATGAAAGCACTAACGAAGAAAACTTAATTACATTTGTTGAAGATGCTACATCTAGCACTGGTAATGTAGGCTTGGAGATGGATGGTAACTTAACTTACAATCCAAGCACTGGCACAATTACAGCCACGATATTTAAAGGTAATATAGATGCAGTTGATGGTGACTTTGATGGCACATTAGAAGCAGATGCTATTACACTTAATGGAACACCAGTAACTACAACTGCCACCTTATCAACTGGTATATCTAATGGTAATGTATTAGTTGCAACAAGTGGTGTTGCTGATAATGATTTTTTAAGAGTTGATGGTACAAGTATAGAAGGCAGAAGTGCCTCTGAAGTATTGTCTGATATAGGTGCAACAACTGCTTCGGCAGCGGCAGATGAAGCTACAGCTTTAGCAATAGCGTTAGGATAATGATATGGCAAATACATTCAAAGTAATTACAAGAGATGTTGCTCCAGCCTCTGCTGGAACGCCAGAAACTCTTTATACAGTTCAGTCTGGAAGCACAATAATTGTGCTAGGACTGACATTGGCTAATGTGCATACAGCACAAGTTACTGGTACAGTTCAACTTGTGAGTACAACTACACAAACATCACAGACACAAAACACCACGGCTCATATAGTGAAGGACATACCAGTGCCAGTTGGATCATCAGTTGAGATTATGGCGGGAAATAAGATAGTTTTAAATGTTGGAGATATAGTGAAGATAGATTGTTCTGTTGCAGATAAACTATCAGTGACCATGAGTTATATGGAGATCACATAATGCCCTATTTAGGTAATACAGCAGGCAATAGATTTGTAGCCAGTAAAGCAGCTACACAGTTTTCTGGTGATGGTTCTACAACCGCATTTACATTAGAACATTCAGTAGGTTCTGATGAAGACATACTTGTATCCGTAGATGGTGTTATACAAGAACCATCCGTAGCATATGCAGTAAGCAACGGAACTACACTTACATTTACTGCTGCACCATCAA